GGCCTGAACCAGATCAGGGTTCATGGCCCTTGCGGGCCATGAGTATCCAGGACGCGGGTCTGAAGCGCTCCCTGAAATTTTGTTAATCAAGTAAAGTCATATAAGCGCTGGCGTTGTTCTGCCTGAACCAGTTAAGATCCTTACGGACCTGGTCCCACAGCTTCGAGCTGCCATAGCCTAACTTCTTATCCTCCAGCGTAGCTGCAAGCTCATTGATAAAAATCCTGTCATGCCTCTTAGCTTCATCAGCTGTAAGCATTGCGGACTCACCATTAAACCTGTTCTTACGCTCGTATTTTTTCTCTTCAGTTTTTGCGGTCATATTATCCTTTCATTTTTTGGACCCTGGGCTGAGGCCCAGCGGCAATTGTTTACCGGAGCTCCAGGGCCTAACAGGTTATCACCTGCCAGGGTCCATTGTGGTGCTTTGGCAAATTTATCGACCGGAAAAGCACCAAACGAGGTCAAGATCTATTCCTACAATATCCCAGGTTACCTGTCAAGCTTGAAAGCTTGCGGGCTTGTGGATAAAAGCTTGAAGATTCTGGGCGGGCCCACCCTATAAGCTTGGAAACTCTGGGCGGGCCCACCCAAAAAAAAGAAAATTTTTTTCAACCTCAGATTGTTAAATCTGAGGTTGTTCATCAAGGACAAGATGAAATCAGTTATCTTGTTGGCAAGGTCTTTCCTCGCCAGTCAGCATATTCCTTTCAATGTATCGTGGCAAAGTATTATCGTCCCAATGCAATCTATTCCACGTTCTTTTCCAAGCATTTTCTTCTGTAAGTGTAATTGGTTTGTGTAGTCTGCCACTAACCATATCTACTGCTCTATCAATAAATTGTTCTGCCCAATCATTATAACAATTCAATGAACAGAAATTTCCTTTTCCATAATAGAGATTACTTCTTCTTCTAGTCTGATTTACTTTCTTGCCCTTACTTCCTCGTTTCCTGTCTTTTGTATCGTAAGTATGACACTTATGACTTTGACAGAATTTTAGTGTACTCATTTTGTCCTTTCTCGTAGGGGTTGAATTCTACACTAGAACTACCTCAACCCCTAACTTTTATATTGTTATTTAAGTTTTTATAAATAAATTAACATAAATTAATATAATATCCCTTGTAAAAATGTCAAGGTAGTATATAAGAAATTATGCAAATAAAAATAATAAAATTAAGTGATATTAAAAACAATAAATTAATATTGTCGCCAAAATATTACTTAAATAAAAAAAAGAAAGAGAGGACAAATGGCAAGAATAAGACTAAACCACGAGTACAGAAATAAAGTTGGTTTAAGAATAAAACAACATTTATTTCAAGAGGACACGCAAGAGAAGAAGAAGTATGATACTCTCAAAGCTGAACAAGTGGATATCACTGACAAAGCTTGGTCTGTTGCAGAAAAAATAGTAAGACGACACTATACAGATGAAGATGTAGAGAAAGCATACTACCTACAAAACAAGTTTGAAAATGTTTCAACTATTGCAAAAGATAGTTGTTTCCATTTTCATTATCTTGGAACAAAAGAAAAAAGAAACTATGACAATCAAATTGAAATTGAAGAAAATGTTCCAATAGAAAAACATTTTGATTTTCGTTTGAGTGGTAGTTTTGATACCGATAACAACGATAGTTATAATAGAAACTACGATCACTCTTATGCTTATGCTTTGTTTAGAGATGAAATAAACGCGCAAGAAGATTGCAACGCGGATATTTTAATTGAACAAGACGGCAAAGATAACAACCCACATAAAACAAAATATACTGACAATAATAATAAGTATCTTGGTTTGAGTGGCGATAGGGATAATCAAATCAAATATGGTAAAGAGTGGAACGAGAAATATCAATTAGATTTGATTGGTCGTGAATATTGTCGTGATAGGTCTATTGCTTGTAGTGAACAAGAATTTAATTTCTTAATCACTTGGAAACAAGCTAAAGGTCAATTTGTAATGGCGCATTATAAATGGGTAGAGTCTGTTTTAAAACAGATGAAAGAAATCAAGCTAGGACTTAAAGGATATAAATATCTTGATGAAGCAATAGAACTAGCAAGCGAACTAGGAATAACAATAGATGACGCGGAAATTATTAGAACTAATTCTAGTGGTTTAGTTATTTATAATCCCAAGAACCTTGCTCAAAGAATAAAGGGTATGAAAAATACTGAAAAGACGCGAGAACAAAAGATCGCGGAACGTGTTGCATATATGCAACAGCAGAAAATTAATTCGGATAACTTGAATTAATCTGTTGAAATTGGTTATGGGATATTATAAATTTATCTCATAGCCAAATAAGGTTATAGAAAGCGAGAAACAATGATAAAACAAAAACCTTTCACTATCACTTACTGGAGTGCTAGCGATAAGAAAACAATAACAAGAAATGCTTTATGGACGGATAAGAGTAGATATTGGGTCAGTAAAGCAGGCAGATTGTTAATGACTTATTTTGATGTTGATCAAAATGGTTATAGAACTGCCACAGATACTTGGAGTATTAAACTATGAGTAATACATATATAATACTTTCAGAACAAAAATATGAAAGCATACCAAGTAATTGGAGTGTTGAATTTTTTGATCTGTCTTATGACAATGCTTTTACCAAGTTAGTTGCATTGGAAACATTAAAGGACAATGACAATAAAGTTTATTACATCATAAATAAAAAACATCTATGGAGTAAAACAACAGATGTAAAATTAGATGATGTAAAAATAAATAACATGGAAAAAGAAAATAGATTGTTATAAATTAAAAAGGGGTATGGGATAAATCCCATACCCCTATGCAAAAACAACATATGTCATTTTTGCATTACCACATCTAGTAGAGGTACCACTACATGTTGATTTTTCGCTTGAAAACTAGGGCGGGCCCACCCAATGTTGACAAAGGGGTCCCAAGGTCATACATATATGTAAGATTTAGATAGTTAAGCACTTCATTTGAAGAAAAGTTAAAATATATGAGTTCTGAAAAAATTTTACAAAAAATTTCTGAGAAAGACCTTAAAGAAAATCTAACGCCCGAACAGTACGAAGAGTACCTTGAAAACGATAAGGTTGAAAAATTAGATGATGCTAAACCTTATATCAAACAAGACTTTCTTTCTTTTGTACAATATGTTTGGCCAGATTTTATTGAGGGTTCTCACCATAAAATTATTAATAAAAAATTTAATGACCTTGCACAAGGAAAAATTAAACGTCTGATTATCAATATGCCACCAAGGCATACGAAGTCGGAGTTTGCCTCTTACTTACTTCCGGCATGGATGATCGGTAAAAATCCAAAACTAAAAATAATTCAAGCAACACACACAGCTGATCTTGCAATCGACTTTGGACGTAAGACTAAAAATTTAATTGATGATACAGATTACCAACAAGTCTTTGATACAAGACTTATGGAAGATAGCCAGGCAGCAGGTAAATGGAAAACTGAACAAGGTGGTGAATACTTTGCAGCTGGTGTAGGTGGTGCTATCACGGGCCGTGGTGCTGATCTATTAATTATTGATGACCCGCACAAAGAACAAGATATTAAAAAAGATAGTAAGTCTTTTGAGAAAGCCTGGAATTGGTACACGTCAGGTCCTCGTCAACGTTTACAACCAGGTGGTAAAATTATTTGTGTAATGACTCGTTGGTCTACAAAAGATCTTACTGGACAATTAATCAAGGCTCAGGGAGAAGAAGACTCTGATCAATGGGACATTGTAGAACTACCTGCCATACTACCAAGTGGTAAACCAGTTTGGCCTGAATACTGGACCAAGGAAGAATTAGAAAAAACAAAAGCATCAATACCTGTAACAAACTGGAATGCTCAGTATATGCAGCAACCAACAGCAGAAGAGGGTGCAATTATTAAAAGAGACTGGTGGAGAAACTGGGATAAGAAAGAACCCCCACAAGTAAAATACAAAATTCAATCTTATGATACAGCCTTTCTTAAAAAAGAATCTGCTGACTTTTCAGCTATAACTACCTGGGGAGTTTTTGAAACAGAGGATAATGGAGATAATATTATATTATTATCGGCGTTTAAAGATAGGTACGAGTTCCCCGAACTTCGGAGAATGGCACATGAAGAGTATCTATGGTGGCGTCCTGATATGACTTTGATCGAGGCCAAGGCATCAGGGATACCCCTGACGTCTGAATTAAGACGTATGGGAATTCCAGTTGTCAACTTTACACCAAGCAAAGGAAATGATAAACATGCAAGGGTAAATTCAGTTTCGCCACTTTTTGAATCTGGCAAAGTTTGGGCCCCGTTGCATGAACATTTTGCGCAAGAAGTTGTGGAAGAGTGTGCTGCGTTTCCGCATGGAGATCACGATGACTATGTTGACTCCATGACACAAGCACTAATGAGAATACGACAAGGTGGATTGATTCGACACCCAGAGGATGCAAAAGATGAACCGATCCCAAAGAAACGTGTAGAATATTATGGCTAGTAAAGCATTAACAGATATAGCATTAAAACTTTATCAAAGTTTAGGAGGCAACCTTTCCAAGGTCCTTGGTACCAGAACCAATGTTAATTTTTTAGGTAAAGGTAAATCTCCAGAGCAGATGTTCGATGGAGATATTAATACTGAAGCATTAGGTTTCTTATCACAATCCAAAGCCGTAGGAGAACTAGACTCAGCGATGGGTTACTTGACAGCCGGTAAACTAAACGATGTTCAAGCCAATAAATTAATTAATAACATGGAGACGATGAAAGATTTTTATATGCCTCCGCCAGGACCCGCAAACGTCACTGATCTTAGAACAGGGACCGGGGGACTGAACAAAGAAGGATTAGAGTCTTTAAGAGAATCAGAATTAATTAAAAGATTTGAAGCAGGAGAACAAACAAGTAAACCTGTCATGAAAGGTATCATGCAAGATGATATTGCAAGCAGATCTTATTATAATAAACCTGGTTTTGAAATGCCAAAAAATATAAACAAAGAAGCTTTAAGAGAAATGTCTCCAGAGGATGTTGCTCTTGCAAAACAAGCAGAAGATTTAGGTTTAAATGATCCTACAAAAAATAAATTTTTACAAGACGTTGATCCACGTGAAACAATATTACCATCAGGTGAAGGATTAGAATTATTAAGAGGAGTAAAGAATAAAGAATTAATTTTAGATGATGTCGTTAACAAAATTTATTTAAACGCTGGAGTATCAGCAAATGCTCAGCCGGTTGTTCGAGCTAACGCTAGAGAATTTTTAAATAGAATAAAAGATTTAGAAGATCCAACTTTTCCAGACGGACCAACGTTATCATCAGCGATGACAAAAGCTGATTTTAAAGCCATGACTGAAGGTGGTGGCGGAGGATTAGGTGATCCATTTTTATTAGTACAAAAATATTTCGGACCACGTGTAGCGACAGCTGTTTCAAAATTAGATACACCCGATGATATACAACTCTTTGCAGAACGATTAGTTAAAGTTAGAGATTCAGCAGGTAGAACCATTACTGATAGAAAGTTTGACCCAACAACAGTAGATATTGAAGATTTTGAATTTGCTGACGGTGGACGTGTACCTTTCTTTGCTGGAAGACTTGTAGGTAAAGCATTAGGTATGGCTAAAAGAAAACAAGCCATAGAGAGAGGAGTAGGTGAAGGCTTTGCTGCTGCAGAAGAGTTTGGAATTACTGGACCTATGGTCAGTAAATTATTTAAAGAGATTGCTACAGATCCAAGTATAGTTGGTAGAGAGAAAACAGAATACTTTAAAATATTAAACCAAGCATTAAAAAATCCTCGAGACTTCCCAGAAGAGATAATGAAGATTCAACAGAGATTAGGTATCGATGTTGGCATGAAGAGCGGTGGTCTAGCTAAGATCTTGGAAGTCTAATGGCTACATTAAGAGAATTAAACAAATTAAGAGGAACTGTACCAGGTATTACAATTGCTGAATCCTTTGAGAGAGGTAGTCCTATAATTAGAATTGGATTTAGATCGTCAATGGAAGGTTTAGGTGAAAGTCAAATTGGTAGGACATATACCGAACAAAGACAATTTCCTAAAACTTCAGATGGTTATAAAAGAGCCATTGCTTATTTTAAACAATTAAAATCAACATATAAAAACGAAATTGCTAAATTTTCAGGTTCACGAGTAGATAAAGCAAAAGAACTTTTAGGTGACTATACTAATCTTAAAAAAACATACTCACAAGAACTAGTTGATGAAATTAAAAAATTAACTAAACAAAATAAATATAAAAATTTTGTTCAAGTAGAAAAAGCATTATATAGAAAATTTAATAAACCCAAATATACAACCGTACAGAACGTAGACCCTAGAATTGTTTTCTTTAATCCTAAAACAAAAGTATTTACCATACCAAGAGAGTTTGAAATTTATGGTGGTGCGTTTGGTAAGAAGAAACCTAGCGAAACAAAAAACGCTATTCGTCAGATTATTGGAACACAATTTTTTGCCAATAGTCCTAATTATAAAAAAGAAAGAGAGTATCTAACAAAGTTTTATACTGACTCTGATTTTAAACCTACAGCAGATGAAATAAATCTAATGAGAAAGTTTACCAAAGATTTTTCTGTGGCTAGATCAATCGGTGCGAGTGGTGCAGAAAGTTCTATTATTGGAAGATTCTTTCGAGATTTAAATTTTGATTTTTCTAGAAAATTAAAAGACGTAGGTAAAATATTTAATTTACAAGAACATTTAAAAGAGCAAATAAAAAACCCTAGAACATCTGTAGCGGATAAAAGATTTTTTCAAACAGAACTTAAATCATTAACTAATGATAACAATACAATTTTAAAAAGATTAAAAGAAAAATTTCCTGGTCTGTTTACAGGACAAGCTGGTCAAGGGGGTTCATTACAATTAGAACATAGAATTGCTAGAAGTTTAGGCGATAAGGGTCCACTTAAATTACCAAAAGATTATATCGCTAGAGCTGTTCGTGTTCCAGGAAGATTTAATCAAGCGAAATATGAAGCGTTTGATAAACCTTTATTAGATTTACTTACAGAATATAAAGCGGCGTCGAAAGCTAACAAACCAGGTATCCAGTTACAGATAGAGACACTTAAAGATAATTTTAATAAACGAACAGGAGGTTATTTAGATAACCTTAATTTTAAATTTGGAAATAATGTTAAGATAACAGATTCAACTCCGTTAGTTTCTAAAGTCAAAGGACCTGATCTTTTATTTGATATTGATAAGTCTATAAAACAAAGCAATAAATTTTTTGGAAGCTTTGGAGACGAACGTCTTAAAGGGATGCCAAAAGCCTCTGCAGCTTCAGATTTTGTAACTTCCGGAAAAGAATATGATCTATTTAAAAAATTAGTTAACACTGTAAAAAGATCTCCTGATTCTTGTAGAGCTATTTTAGATTATCAAACTGGTGGTATATCTAAAACATGTGCAACAGCTTTAGAAACTGATCCTGTTGGATCTGCACAAAAACTTTCACAACTTGATAATACTGGTCCATTAGCTAAAGTTAAAAACGCAGCTAGTGCTTTTTTAAGATCTGGTGGATTTAAATCATTTAGTGCAGCAGGAGTTGTAGGAGCAGTTGGTACAGGATTAGTCAAAGAATTTAGAAACGATGATCCAACAACTTATTTATCTAACGAAGATCAACAGAAAAGTTTGTTGGTTGAAATGGCAACTGATCCAATAACAACAGAAATGCCAAGACCAGATATTTTAGATTATCAATTGCCATTGGCAGGTGCATTTGTTGCAGGATCAACAATTGCCACTGCACCAAAAACAATTAAAGCTAGTAAATCAAGAGCACTTGGTGTTGAACAAAAAAGACCAGGCGTGGTTAAAACAGGATTTAGAACTTTAGGCCGTGGTTTAGGACTGGCGGCATCACCAGGACTTTTAGCTCCATTAGCTGCTATGGATGTTGCTGGTCAAATATCAGAAGGAGATTCTCCGTTAGATATTGCAACAGATCCACTTAATTATTTGTATCCAGCTTTTTCAGAATCAACACCAAAATTTACAAGAGGGCTGCCTTCAGTTGTTAGAAAGGCTGCTAGTCTAGGATTAGGAAAAACAGGACTTAGATTATTATCTAGAGCAGGTATAGTTGGACTTGGTCTATCTTTAGGTATACAAGGATATAACTTATTAAGCGAATAATGGTAAAATTAATTCCAGGCGGTGGACCACCACCAAAAAGCGGACCTAATCCACAGGGGTTGAATGTGCCCGGAAAAAAGATTATAGTGGTAACGAACTCGGAGAAAAAGAATGTCAACAATAGACAAAGCTCTACCAAACGTAGTAGAGACAAGCGTAACAACGCCTAGTGAAGAAGAAGTCGCTTTAACAGAAGAAAAAGTTTTAGAGTCACAAGGCGGTGAAGGCGTAGATATACAAGAGAATGAAGATGGTTCAGTAGATGTAAACTTTGAGCCAAACAAAATTAATCAAGAAGGAACAGAGTCACATTTCGATAATCTAGCTGATATTTTACCAGAAGATATTTTAGGTAGACTCGGTTCAGAACTTTTTACAAATTACATGAACTACAAATCTTCTCGTAAAGAATGGGAAGATAGTTATGTAAAAGGTTTAGATCTTTTAGGATTTAAATACGAAGATAGAACACAACCTTTCGATGGTGCTTCAGGAGTAACACACCCAGTTTTAGGAGAAGCAGTAACACA